CTTGGTCCAGACTGCTACAAGGATGAAAAACGGTTCCCATCCGGTCCTTGGTGCAAACAGGGTGACTTTGTCTTAGTGCGTCCCAACTCGGGATCCAGACTACTAATCCACGGCAGAGAATTCCGCATCATCAACGACGACACCGTCGAAGCTGTTGTAGAAGATCCTCGTGGCATCAAACGCAAATAAGGAGCGACACGATGGCTAAAGACGACGATGATTTCAAATTTCCAGACGAGATCGAAGAGAAATCTAAGGGTAAACCCGGAGATGACATTGAGGTTTCCTATGAAGAAGACGATGGCGATATAAAAATCGAAATCGAAGACGATACCCCTCCAGAGGACAGGCATGTCCAGCCTCTGACAGATGAGGTAAAAGATGATTTAGAAAAGGCTGACGAGTCTAAAGACTACTCCCACAACGTCAAAACTAAGTTTAAACAGTACAAAAAAGCTTGGCATGACGAGCGTAGGGCTAAAGAGTCAGCTTATAGAGAGCAGCAAGAGGCTTTACAGATAGCTCAGAACATACTAGAGGAGAATAAGAAACTCAAAGGTATGCTTCAGAAAGGCGAAACAGAACTTATAGGTAACTATAAGGCTTCCGCTGAGCTAGAAGTAGACAAAGCAGAGCGCAACTATAAAGAAGCCTATGACATGGGCGATGCAGATAAGCTTTTGGAAGCCCAAAAAGAGCTTATGCGGGCTGAAATGAAGCTTGATAAAGCAAAAAATTTCAAACCTACTGTACAAATCGACGAAAATGAGGTACAAACTACCCAAAAGCAACCTGCACAGCAGCAGATGGACCCGAAAGTGTCTGCTTGGGTATCAGAGAACCAATGGTTCGTAAACCCGGGCAAACGCGGAATGCGTCGTTACGCAGAAGGTGTCCATGAAGAACTTGCAGAACGCTACGGACAAGCCTTTGTAGGCACAGACGAATACTTTAAAGGTATCGACAAAGAAGTACGCAAACGATTCCCAGAAGAGTTTGCTAGCGAGCAAAACGTTGATGACGATAAGCCACAGCGCACAAGACCAAGCACGGTGGTAGCCCCTGCTAAACGCAGTACGGCTCCAAAGAAAATTACGCTGTCTAAGACGCAAGTCGGTGTAGCGAAAAAACTTGGAATATCCCCCGAGCAGTATGCTCGTGAATTAGCAAAAATGGAGAATTAATATGAGCGGAAATAACAGATTGAAACGCGAGATGGAAAGCAGAGAATTGCAAGAGCGCCCTAAACAGTGGCAGGAAGCATCTCTATTACCGGAGCCTGATAAGGAGCCGGGGTTCGCGTACCGTTGGGTAAGGGTTTCTACTTTGAACATGAACGACCCCCGTAATCTTTCAGGCAAATTGCGTGAAGGTTGGGAGCCAGTATCTGTCGAAGAGCAACCCACTATGAAACTGTTAGCTGATCCTAATAGCCGATTCGTTGGCAATATTGAGATTGGCGGGTTGTTACTCTGTAAGACACCTATCGAGTTCGTCCAGCAACGGGATGCTAAGTTCCGTGAAAAAAGCGAAGCGCAGACTCTTTCAGTGGATAACAACTTCATGCGTCAAAGTGACTCGCGGATGCCTCTCTTTGCTGAGAAGAAATCTACGACCAGCTTTGGCAGAGGTTCTTAATCATTCCTTTTGGAGCTTAAAACATGGCTTATCCCACTGTTTCTAAGACGTACGGTTTCAAGCCAGTCAACCGACTGGACGGGCTACCATACGCCGGAGCGATCCGTCAAATCCCTGTAGCGCCAGCTTACGCGACCGCTATTCTCAATGGTGACACCGTTAAGGTTGACACAAGCGGCTACATTGTTGCTGGAAGCACTACTGCTACTGGTACTAACGTAGGCGTGTTGGTCGGTTGCCAGTACGTTAACAGCCAAGGTCAAACTGTTCAAGGACAGTACTACCCAGCTGGCTTGTCAACTTCTACAGCAATGGCTTTTGCCTATGTTGTGGATGATCCCAACGCAATCTTCCGCGTAGTCGCTACAAACGGTCAAACTACCGTTCCTACAGCGTTTACCCGTGCGATTGTTGGTGCTAACGTAGCGATCTCCGTTACCACCGGTAACACCACCACAGGCGACTCGTACTATGGTATTGACGGAACTTCCGCCGACACCACTAATACATTGCCTATTCGTGTAATTGATGTTGTGCCTGATACAGCTACCGGTCAAGCCGGTGTCGCAGCTACGACCTATTACGAGTTCTTGGTCAAGTTTAACTTGCACCAGTACACTAGCACCACCGGTGTTTAAGGAGTAAGTTACCATGGCTATTTCACGCGCACAACTACTGAAGGAATTGCTCCCCGGACTTAACGCATTGTTCGGCCTTTCATATGCTACATATGATCAAGAGCACAAAGAGATCTACGAAACTGAGACATCAGAGCGTAGCTTCGAAGAGGAAACCAAGCTTTCTGGCTTTAACGCCGCACCGGTGAAGAACGAAGGTTCTGCAATCCAGTACGACAATGGTCAAGAAGCATGGACTGCTCGCTATAACCACGAGACTATCGCTATGGGCTTCAGCTTGACTGAAGAGGCGATTGAAGATAACTTGTATGACAGCCTCGCAGCTCGTTATACCAAGGCTCTGGCTCGTTCTATGGCTTATACCAAGCAGGTTAAAGCTGCTGCTGTGTTGAACAACGGCTTCACTTCCACATATGCTGGCGGTGACGGTCAACCTTTGTTCAGTGCATCACATCCTCTGATCTCTGGTGGCACTAACAGCAACATCCCATCTACTGCAGCAGACTTGAACGAGACTTCTTTGGAAGCCGCCGTTATCCAGATCAGCTTGTGGACAGATGAGCGTGGCTTGCTGATCGCTGCTCGTCCTAAGAAGTTGGTTGTTCCTCCATCACTCCAGTTCGTTGCAACCCGCTTGCTCGAAACTGAACTCCGTGTTGGTACAAACAACAACGACATCAACGCATTGAAGAACAATGGTTCTGTTAGCGAAGGCTACACCATTAACCACTTCTTGACCGATACAAACGCTTGGTTCTTGACCACAGACGTTCCAAACGGCATGAAGCATTTCGAGCGCGTTGCTTTGTCTCAGTCTATGGACGGTGACTTCGATACTGGTAACGTCCGTTACAAGTCTCGTGAGCGTTACAGCTTCGGCTGGTCTGATCCTTTAGGTATGTACGGCTCTGCCGGTGCTTAAAGAATAAAGGGGGCCCCGTGCCCCCTTTTCTATGTACATCATAGAAATATGGTGTATATTCCAAACATCTGGGTGATCCGCCTTACCGCCACTGCCCCAGCAGACGATGCAACGATTGGTAAGGTACTTTTGCATAAGGACTTTTTGTCATGGCACGTTCCACATTTGAAGGCCCAGTTCTATCTGGCGATCAACGTTTTAGCCCATACCGTAACGTAGGTTACGCTCGGTTAGAACAAGACATTTACATTGATTTCGCCAATACTGGTGGAAATGGCACTGCTGGATACCCCGGCGCGTCTACTCAATTCGTAAATGGAAACACTATTCCTAACGTCAACGCTTCTGTATATACAGCAGCGGGCGGAGCAACAAACCCACCAGTAGTGGTAACTCCTACAGCGGATGCGGCTACTGCGATTTATCGCGGTGTGGTGTTCTGGGTTCCTACAGGTTCTACGATCGACTCAATCACAGTTGATTACCTCCTTGCACTGACTACAGTTAACTCTACATACAGTTCGGTTTCTTGGTTGTTCTCTAACGGGTTTGTGACTAGCGCACCTACCTATGCGACTGCAACTTTGGGCACTACAACTGTTGGTACTGCTGGTCGTATCTCTACTACCTATAGCGCAACTAACTTGACTAACATGTTGGCTACTACATCTGACATCAACACGGGCACAAGCAGCCCATCATCGGTGTCTCAGATTGTTGCTACTTTGGCTATCGTAGGTACAGGTCTGTCGGCCTTGTCTGCTGGTAAGTTCAATATACGTATTGGCTACACCCAGAACGATCCCAACATCGGTAACACTACAACTTACCCATACGGTAACTTTGACTAATCAGTCCTAGGGGCTTCGGCCCCTTGTTTTTAAACAAAGGAGATTGATTATGATGCAAACTGACGTTAAATCGGCGCATTTAAGTGTTGCTGGAACATTATTTGCCGGTCCAACCCGTCTTAAAGGTTTGATTATTTGCCCAGCGGCAAGTACGGCAGCTACTATCCAGTTTAAAGATGGTGGATCAAGTGGAACAGTTTTGTTGGAGATTGACATCGCTAGCAATACAAACCCAAACACCTATACCTTTGACATCCCCGGAGAAGGTATCAAGTTCAATACTACTTTGTATTTGGCACTAAGTGCAGCGGTAACTGGAGTAACCGCGTTCTATGGCTGAGTCTAAACAAGCAGTTCTAGCAGGGCGTAAGCTGTTCATCGGCATACCTTGCCATGATGGGCGCTTGAACGTCAAGACCGCATTTAACCTTGTGCAGTTAATGCCCGAGGCTATGCGGCTTGGTGTTTCTGTCACCCTATCTGATCTTTCTAATTGCTCCATCATCACGTTGGCGCGCAACTCATTGGTACATGAGTTTTTGAAAACAGACTGTACAGAACTATTGTTTATTGATTCCGATGTTATTGCAACGTCAGGCGACATCTTGCGTTTAATGGCTCAAAGCGGTGGTAGAGATATCACTGCGGGTACATACCCACGCAGATCGCATGACAAGAAGTTCTTTACAGATTTGTATTGGACTGAGGATGACAACTTAGAGTTTGATGGCTCACTGATGCGTGTCAAGCGTATTGGTACAGGGTTCATGCTCATTCAACGTCATGTCATTGAGAAGATGGCGCAGGCGCATCCTGAGTGGTCATACAAGAACAAACCAACTGGCGAGCGTATGGCTGCGCTGTTTGATTTTGAGATCAGAGATGACCAGTATGTTGGCGAGGACTATTTGTTTTGCGACAGAGCTACTGAGATGGGGTTCAAAGTCCACGTTGATGTAGACATTAGCTTGCCACATATTGGTAGTGAATCTTTTACCAGAAACTTCCGCGAGGAGGTTGTTATTCCGTTGCTCGAAAATATTCGAGAGTCACGTTTGAAAGTCGTAAATGGCTAAATCACCAGCATGGCAGAGAAAAGAAGGCAAGAATCCGAATGGGGGCTTAAACGCCAAAGGGCGAGCCTCTGCGAAGAAAGAAGGGCACAACTTGAAACCGCCGCAACCAGAAGGCGGATCAAGGCGCGACTCTTTCTGTGCAAGGATGAGTGGGATGAAAAAGAAGCTGACATCCGCAAAGACAGCGAAAGACCCGAACTCTAGAATTAACAAAAGCCTACGGGCATGGGATTGTTGATATGTCTGATATTGAATTAACCGACCGCGAAAGATTGATTGCCAAGGAAGCGGCTAAGCTCGCCCTTGAAGAGCTGTCTTCGGAGTTTTACAAAAAAGTTGGTAAGACTGTTGTAGAGAAAGTGCTTATTTGGATTGGTCTTTTAGCCGCTGGTTACCTTGCTGGTAAAGGTTTACCGATTAAGGTCTGATATGCCTAGCACTAGCAAGAAGCAACACAATTTCATGGAGGCCGTAGCCCATAACGCTGCGTTCGCTAAGAAAGCAGGAGTTCCACAGTCTGTGGGTAAAGATTTTTCTAAAGCCGATAAAGGCAAAACTTTTAAAGAAGGAGGCCGTATGGCTACTACTAAGATGGGCAAACCAATGATGAAACCCGGCATGAGTACCGCTAAAGACGGTATGAAAAAGCCTACTCCTATGGCTAACACCATGATGGGTGGTATGGGCGGCATGGGTATGAAAAAGGGCGGAAAAGTTTCCGCTATGGGCGCAGTAAAGACCGCTGCCCCAAGCCGCGATGGTGTTGCTATTAAAGGCAAGACCAAAGGCAAAAACATTAAGATGTAAGGAGCCTATCATGGCTAAACGACCAAAACGTTTTTTCGCGGGTGATGAGGTAAGCGACTATGACTCAGGCGAGGGTCGTGGCTCTGCTGGTACTTCTGAAACCATAACACCCTCAAAGCCTAAACCAAAGATTGTTACCAAAGAAGAATTGGCTGCATCTGGTATGACTTTGCGTGACTATATGAACAAGCAACAAGGTTTAACCCGTCGTGGCGAATCTTCTGATTCTGCGCCTACCCCTAAGTCATCTCCAGTGACTAAGAACGAAGGCATGTCCATGACCAAAATGGATCCTGAAAAAGCTCAGGATGCTAAACGTCTTGGTGAACAAATGGTAGCTCGGGATAAAGCTATTGTTCAACAGCAAAACGATAAGATCGTAAAAGACTATAGAGCCAAGCAAGCCCGCCAAAAAGAAGCAAACATTGGCGCTTCTATGGGCGGATACAAGGCTGGCGGTAAAGTCTCTTCTGCTTCTAGTCGTGCCGATGGTATTGCTACCAAAGGTAAAACCCGTGGAAGGATGTGCTAATCATGGCTGACGTTAAATACCCAGACTACACCCCAGTAGACGAGCCTGTTCGTACAGGTCCTAAACCAGCAGAACCCGGTAGTGGGATCAGGGTTGAAAAAGAACCTAAACCCATGCCAAAGCCAGTAAAGAAAATGGCTTCTGGTGGCTCAGCTTCTAGCCGTGCTGACGGTATTGCTCAACGAGGTAAGACTCGTGGCACTATCGCTGCTATGTGTGGTGGCGGGATGTCAAAGGGCAAGCGATGAGAGCGAGTCGCGGCATGGGAGATATCCGTGAAACTAAGATGCCTAAAGGTGTCAAGAAGTCACGCCGCGACGATACCGACTTCACTCAATACGCCTCTGGCGGAAAGGTTGGTCTATATGACAACATTAATGCAAAACGTAAAAGAATTGCTGCAGGGTCTGGTGAAAAGATGCGTAGAGTTGGTAGCAAAGGTGCGCCAACGGCTGACGCGTTCAGACAATCAGCCAAAACAGCCAGAAAGTAAATAATGGCGGTTACCACAGGACTCACCGCGTTTAACCTCGATCTCAACGAGATCATGGAGGAGGCGTATGAACGTGCGGGTTTAGAGATCCGCACGGGTTATGAGTTCCGTACAGGACGTAGATCGCTCAACATGCTGACGATTGAATGGGCTAACCGTGGCATCAATTTATGGACTATTGAGCAAGGCCAGATCGTAATGAACACTGGGCAGGGTATCTACCCATTCCCAGAAGACACGATTGACCTGCTTGATCAGGTAGTCCGTACCCAAGCCAATGACTTGAACCAGATAGACATCAACATCTCTCGCATTAGTGAATCTACGTATGCCATGATTCCTAATAAGCTGGCTCAAGGTAGACCTATTCAAGTCTGGATTAACCGCCAGACAGGTGCGGGGAACAACACAAGTGTTGTGTTAACTACGGCTCTTACGTCTACCGATACCACTGTCTATGTATCAGATATAACCCAACTTGCTACGGCTGGATTTATTAACGTCACTACTACTAGCGTTACAGAAACAATCGTATATCAGAACGTGAATCCAGCTCCGCTTACAGGTTTACCTAACGCTGGTCAGCTCTTGAACTGTACCCGTGGGCAGAACAACACCGTAGCCGCTGCGCATGCAATAGCGACTACAACGATAGCGGTCACTAACTTACCTAGCATCAACGTCTGGCCTACCCCTAATTCCCCCGGTGATCAGTACATATTCGTGTATTGGCGTATGCGTCGCCTGCAAGATGCTGGTAATGGTGTGAACATCCAAGATATCCCATTTCGTCTGATTCCTTGTTTGGTGGCTGGTCTAGCGTTCTATATTGCCCAGAAGAAGCCAGAAGTGTCTCCAGATCGGGTAATGTTCTTGAAGCAAGAGTATGAGCAGCAATGGCTATTGGCATCACAAGAGGATCGTGAGAAGGCTCCTGACAGGTTTGTTCCTCGTCAGTTGTTTTACTAATGCCTAGTCGGTTTGCTTCCGGTAAATACGCGATTGCAGAGTGCGATCGGTGTGCTGGTCGCTACATGCTCAAAGAGTTAAGAAAGCAGATTGTCAAGACTAAGCTGTACAACATCAAGGTTTGTCCATCCTGTTGGGATCCAGATCAGCCTCAGTTGTCTCTTGGTCTATATCCAGTCAATGACCCACAGGCGGTGCGCGAGCCTCGTCCGGATGTTAGCTACCAAGTCTCAGGATCTAGTGGTTTGCAGATTGACTTGACGAACAATAACACTGAGGACGGATTCGGATACCCATCTGGTGGTAGTCGTATCATTCAGTGGGGGTGGAACCCAGTAGGTGGGTCATCATATTTTGATGCCGCTTTAACGCCAAATAACTTGGCATTAAGCGTGCAACTTGGTACAGTAACGATATCAACAACCTAGGAGTTGAAATGGATAAAGCAGATTTAAAACAAGACAAGAAAATGATCGCAGGTGCCGTGCATAAGCACGAGAAAAGCATGCATCCCGGCAAGCCAATGACTAAGCTCAAAAAGGGCGGCGTAACAGGCAAAGCTATGAGATCTGTTGGTCGCAACATGGCTCGCGCAAACAACCAACGCGGAGGCTAATATGGCTAAATTTAGCAATAAGCAGATGGGTAAAGAGATTGGTCAAGCTAGTACCTATGCTCAGCCCCATACTATGAGCGGTGAGTCTGTTAACGTGAATAACGCTATCAAGAACAAGACTGGTGCTCAGACTATGTCTGACATGAACATTTCTGTTGGCGCTCTTAACAAAGGTAACTTCAAACCTACCAAGACTGACGGCATCACTATGCGTGGTCATGGAGCGGCTACCAAAGGTATCAAGTCTAGAGGCCCGATGGCATGAACTACGCTGCGTTGTCTTCTGCAATCCAAACGTATACGGAAAACCAATTTCCAACTACGTATTTATCTAGCGGTACCGCAGTAACCGCAGATGAGCAGATTGCCCGCTTTGTCGAGCAGGCAGAACAACGCATCTACAACACTATTCAGTTTCCATCACTACGTAAGAATGTCACAGGTAACGTCTCAACAAGTAATAGGTACTTGTCTGCTCCAGATGATTTCTTAGCTGTATATTCACTAGCGTCCATTGATGGTGACGGTAACTATGAATATTTGTTGAACAAGGATGTGAACTTTATCCGTCAGGCGTATCCCAATCCAACTACTGATGTTGGTATTCCTAAGTACTATGCTTTGTTTGGTCCGACTGTTACATCTTCTACGGTCAGTAATGAGTTGTCTTTTCTTGTTGGCCCAACCCCTGATGCAGCGTATAGTGTAGAGCTTCACTATTACTACTACCCCGAGTCAATAGTAACTGCTAGTACGACTTGGCTTGGCGATAACTTTGATACGGTATTGTTGTATGGTTCATTAGTTGAGGCTTACACCTTCATGAAGGGTGAGGCTGACGTTATGGCTTTCTATGACGGCAAGTACAAGGAAGCACTAGCTTTGGCTAAACGTTTGGGCGATGGTATGGAGCGTCAAGACGCGTACCGTTCTGGTCAATATAGACAGGCGGTGTCCTAATGGCGTTTACAGGGAATTGGACATGCAACACGTTTTTGACGGGCTTAATGAATGGCTCGTTCAACTTTACGTCTGGTTCTTTTTACATTGCCCTGTACACCAATTCTGCATCGCTTAACAACCTTACTACTGCGTATACAACAAATGGAGAAGTATCAGCGTCTGGCTATACGGCTGGGGGCAACCTACTTATAATCTCGCAGGTGCCAATCATTGGCGGGACAGATCCTGCTACGTCGTATATTTCTTTCTCAAACTCATCTTGGACTTCAGCGTTAACTGCACGGGGTGCGTTAATCTATAAGGCCGGAGATAATGGGGCTGTTTGCGTACTAGATTTTGGTAGTGACAAGACCTCAACAACAACTTTCACGGTACAGTTCCCGTCTGCTACCGATACATCCGCAATCATCCGCTTATCATAAGGAGCATATATGCATAAAGAACAATCCGGTTTTGGCGATAACGCCGTAGCCACACTACAAGCTAACGCATCCATACCAGAAGGTATGGGTATTGAAGGCTTCTACAAAGTAGAGTGCCACGATGCACAAGGCAACCTAAAGTGGAATGATGAGTTCCCTAACTTAGTCGTTGCTATTGGTAAACAGTTATTGCTGGATACATTGTTAAGAGGTTCCGCTTATACAACTGTTGGCCCATTCTTAGGTCTGATTAACAATAGCACTACTTATGCCGCCTCAGATACCATGACTTCTAAGACATGGACTGAATTGACTACTTACACTGTGGGCGGTTCAGCAGTGCGTGGTACAGCAGTATTTGCTGCATCTAGTTCATCTGGTACGACTCCATCAAACGTCACTACGTCAACGGCTACAGCTATAACCTACACAATGACAGGTTCTGCTACCGTATATGGATGTTTCTTGGTGACGGGTACTGGCGCGGTCAGCACAATCTCTAGCACTGCGGGTACTTTGTACTCAGAAGGTAACTTCAGCACTGCCAAGACTGTTACTTCTGGCGACACCGTAACTGTTACTTACTCGACAACTGCGACTTCTTAAGGAGTCTTAAATGGCTCTAGTTTTAGCAAACCGTGTTCAAGAAACAGGTACCGCTAATACCACTGTAAGTTTTACGCTTGCTGGTGCTGTACAAGGTTTTCAGACCTTTGCTGTTGTTGGTAATACCAATACAACGTATTACGCGGCTACAGATGGTAGTGGTAGTTGGGAAGTAGGTCTTGGTACGTATTCAACTACGGGACCTACTCTTACTCGCACGACTGTTTACGCTTCTAGTAACTCTGGAAGCGCCGTTACTTTTGTTGGCGCATTAAGTATCTTTCTTACCTACCCATCTGGCAGGTCTGTAAATCTTGATGCGTCTGGTAACGTAAGTGCGTTGGGCACGGTTGCCTCTGGTACTTGGCAAGGGGCAACTGTTGCTGTAGCGTATGGTGGCACAGGCGTAACCGCTTCTTCTGGTGCTAACTCGGTAATGTTGCGTGATGCTAACCAAAACGTATCCATCAACCGTTTAAATCAATCTAATGCAAATACTGCGGCGGCAGGCGGTACAACAGCTTTAACTGCGGCGTCTAGTTATTCACAAACGCTTACTGGCACGGGCAATCAGACCTATACGATGCCTGATGCGACCACTCTGACTACAGGTGTAGCGTTCGGATTTAACAACAACGCAACTGGAACACTGACTCTCCAAGACTACGCCACTGGTTCTATTGGAACGATTACTTCCGGCGGTGCGGTTGAACTTGTATTGTTAGCAAACGGCACGGTCGCGGGTACATGGGACGTACATGGGTTTCTCCCTGAGAACGTAACTTGGGGCACTAACGCGTTAAACCTTGGCTCTACGGTCATCAGTAACGGTACTTGGCAAGGCGGAACAATTGCTAGTAATTATGGCGGTACAGGACTGACAAGCTACGCCGCTGGCGATGTGCCTTACTATGTTTCTGGCACTGCGCTATCTAAATTAGGTATTGGTACAAACGGATACATTCTTACTTCTAATGGTTCAGCGCCAACATGGGCTGCTCCTGCGGCAGTTACTCCAGCGGCTGTGAGCGACCAAGTAAATACATCTACTGGGTACTTTGATGTTCCTTCTGGGACAACAGCTCAACGTCCCGGTTCTCCAACAAACGGAGCAACAAGATTTAATACCACATTAAATGCCATGGAGGTCTATTCAGAATCAAGCGCTAAATGGGAAATCATTGGCTACTTTACTACTCCTGCTGCACCTACTATTGGCACTGCAACTAATACGGGTGTCGGCACAGTTTCAGTTTCATATACAGCCCCAACTAATACTGATACAGATGCTCAACCGGTCACTTCTTATACCGCTGTTTCTAGCCCCGGTGGAATAACGGGTACTGTCTCTCAGTCAGGTTCTGGAAGCATCACTGTTTCTGGTCTATCTAACAACACTGCGTACACATTTACCGTATACGCGACTAACGCCGCCGGTAATGGTACTTCTTCAGCCGCTAGTAACTCAGTAACAACTTACTCAGTCCCCGGGGCACCAACAATCGGTACAGCAACAGCAACTGGGTCAACAACCGCAACTGTCACATTCACAGCACCAGCTAGTAATGGTGGTACGGCAATTACCTCGTATACAGCAACATCTAGCCCAGCAGGTGGTACTGGTACGCTATCTCAAGCTGGTTCTGGAACTATCTCAGTTACAGGTTTAACTACTAATACAGCCTACACATTTACTGTTACCGCAACTAATGCTGTAGGAACAGGTTCGGCTTCAGCGGCTAGTAATTCCATTACGTCATGGGCAGTCCCCGGCGCTCCTACAAGTGTTAGCGCTACCAATACTGGAGTAGGTACTCAATCTGTAGCCTTTACTGCACCAGCATTTACTGGTGGTACAGCGATTACAAGTTACACGGTTACTAGAAGTCCCGGGGGTTCAACTTTTACAGGCGCTTCTTCCCCTATATCTGCGACAGGCGGCGCTAACAACACGGCGTATACATACACAGTAACTGCAACTAACGCGGTAGGTACTGGCGCGGCTAGTGCTGCAAGTTCAGCTGTTACTACTTATTCAGTCCCCGGCGCTCCTACTATTGGAACTGCTACAGCTACTGCGTATAACACAGCAACAGTTTCATTTACAGCACCGGCTAGTAATGGTGGTACAGCAATTACTTCTTACACAGCAACGTCAAGTCCGGGTGGTTTAACTGGGACTTTGTCTCAGGCAGGTTCTGGAACTATTACTGTTACAGGTTTGTCTCAGGCAACTTCATATACGTTTACTGTCACTGCAACTAATGCTGTAGGTACTAGTTCTGCATCTTCTGCTTCTAATAGTATTACAACTCCGTACAACACATTTACTGTTAACTACTACCTTTTAGGCGGCGGTGGTGGTGGCGGAAGCGGTGCAACCGGAGGATGGTCTGGCTGTGGTGGAGGCGGTGGTGGTAGCGGCGGTTATGTTGCAAGCACTCAATCTATTACTGTAAACGGAACAAGTTATTCATTTAGCGTTGGCGGTGGAGGTGGCGGTAACGGAAGCCCCGGTACTGGCTGCGATGCTAACGGTGGTACTGGAAGTGGTGGTTCTGCATCAACCGCATTTGGACAGACTGCCAACGGTGGAGGCGCTGGTGGAGGCGCTACTAACCCAAATCCGGGTGGTTCTGGCGGTGGTGGTGGCTCACCAAGTGGTAATCCCGGCAGTGCGGGAAGTGGTAGTCCCGGCGGCGCTTGTCAGTCAACTACTCCTCAACCCGGAGGCGCTGGTGGAGGTTCTCCTTATAACGGTGGCGGTGGTTCTGCTGGTGCGGGTGGCTGTTCTGTTGCCGGGGGTACTGGCTCTGGTTATGGCGCTGGTGGTGGTGGCGGTCAAGGCGGTAAATGTTGCGGGGGTGGTACAGGTAGTGGCTGTTCTGGTGGTGTTGGTGGCGCTGGCGCTACTGGAGCCGTTGTTGTCCAGTACTCATCTTCATACCCAGATGCAACATCTACAACAGGTAGCCCAAGTTACTCAAATTCTGGGGGAACAAAAACTTATACGTGGAGAGGCGCTGGGTCTATTACATGGTAAGCCTATACGAGACAAGAATATCAATCTGTAAAAAATGCGATCAGTATGAAAGTATTACAAGTCGATGCAAGGTGTGCGGGTGCTTCATGTTCGCCAAGGCGCGAATTTCAAGTTCTTGTTGCCCAATTAACAAATGGAGGAGGAAGGAAAAAAATATGGCACATTTTGCTCAACTAGATTTCAGCAACATAGTTATGCAAGTTGTTGTTGTCGATGATCAAGTCTTAGGTGACGCAACATATCCAGACACAGAGCCGTTGGGCATTGCATTTTTGCAATCTTTGTTTGGCGCGAATACAAAGTGGAAGCAGACTAGTTCCACTGCCGAATTTAGACGACTCTATGCTTATCTTGGCGGAATATATAGAGAAGATTTAGATGTCTTTGTTCGCCCACAACCATACAACAGTTGGGTTTATAACGTAGTTACAAACGACTGGGAGCCACCTATTCCGTTCCCAAGTGACGGAGAAACTTATCAGTGGGAAGAAAACGGGGCGTTTTGGAAACGAACTGAATCTAGGGCTTAATTAAATGTTTGGACTTTCCTCCTTTGCACAAACTTCATTTGCTGCGCTAGGCGGAGGAAATGTCTATAACTTTACTGTCACTGAAAACATTTCTTTAGCTGACTCTAGCTCCCAAACATCTGCGTTTTTACAGTCCATAACTGAGCCAATCGGAATAACGGAAATCATTAATAATGCAGGAATTAACTATTTTGGTAGCGCCACAGAAACAATTGCGTTTGCTGACTCCAGTACACAAGCGTCTACTTTCTTACAGTCTATAACTGAAAACTTAAACCCCGCCGACTTACTCGCAATATCTGCTCAGTTTGCCGTATCTAGAACCGAGCCAATAACTATTGAAGATAGCCAAGTGGTATATACCGCTATGTTGCAATCTCGCGCAGAACCATTTGATTTAGCTGACTTTAGTACACAAGCATCTACGTTCTTACAAACCATATCAGAGCCAATAACCGTAGCTAATGCCCAGACAATCACGGCGCAGTTTGCTGCGGCTGTTTCAGAAGCCATTACTATGGCAGAGGTTGAAGCGGTTGCAGCCCAGTTTGTTGCATCTATATCCGAATTAATTACTTTAGATAATGCTCAAACTATTGCGGCGCAGTTTGCCGTAGCCTTATCAGAAGCCATAACGCTAGATGATGTTAGAGCCATCACTGCCCAGTTTGTTACATCTATTTCTGAACCAATTACAGTAGCCAATACGCAAACTATGACAGCTCAGTTTGCCGTAGCTCTATCAGAAGCCATAACGCTAGATGATGTTAGAGTCATCACTGCCCAGTTTGCAGTCAGTCGTACGGAAAACATAACTGTTGCTGAACTAATCACCATCATCTCGGTGTTCTTCTTTGATATAACAGAAAACTTCGGTGTAGCTAACGCTCAAACTATTTTTGCTGGTTTCTTTCAGTCAATCATAGAAAACATCAACCCCGCAGACGCCTCAACCATCACCGCCCAATTCCGTGCGTCCATTGCTGAGAACATCAATATGGCGGACAATACAGTGGTATCAGGCTGGATAAAAATTATTGACGACCAGACAGCAAATTGGGCGCTGATCAACAACCCTGAGACAGCGGGGTGGGCGGTTATAAACAACTCTGAGACTGCTGGCTGGACAACCATAAACAACATTCAATAGAGGTATTAAATGTCAACATATTCAACTAACTTAAAGCTTGAGCTAATCACTACCGGTACGCAGGCGGGTACTTGGGGAGATACGACTAACACCAACCTTGGCACGTTGCTTGAGCAGGCTATCTCTGGCTATGAGTTGCAAGCGTGTACTGGCGGCACAGATGTCATCACAATCCCAGACGGTGCGACAGGCGTAGCCCGCAATATGTATCTCCAGTTGACCGGTACAGGCGGCGGTAGTTTGATAGTGCCTGTTAACAAAAAGCTCTATTTCATCTACAACGCAACGTCTACAGCCATCACGGTCAAGGTCACAGGACTGACTGGCGTGTCCGTCCCCGCTGGGCGAAAGACCATCCTAGTCTCAAACGGCACAGACATCATTGATGCGACTAACTATGTATCCTCTCTTACCCTTGGCACCGCACTACCCGTCGCGTCTGGCGGTACGGGCTCTACTACTGCTTCTACTGGTACTGGCGGGGTAGTATTAGCCACAAGCCCCACTTTGGTAACCCCTGCTCTTGGGACTCCAACCGCTTTAGTTGGAACAAACATAACTGGAACTGCGGCTGGCTTATCTATTGGTGGTAATGCAGCTACGGCAACTACAGCGGCGGGATTATCTGCAACTTTGGCTGTTGCTTCTGGTGGTACGGGTGTGACCACTTCTACGGGTTCGGGTAGCAATGTCTTATCTACAAGCCCAACATTAGTTACACCCATATTAGGTACGCCTACATCTGGTAATCTTGCAAACTGTACGTTCCCGACACTGAACCAAAACACTACGGGTAACGCTGCAACTGCAACAGCAGCCGCAGGGCCAACAGCCGCTGGCACTTTCTTAGGTAATAACCAAAGCTATCAAGATGTAACAGGTAGTCGTAGTTATAGTACCCAGTATACAAACTCAACTTCCAGTCCAATTTTTGTATCTGTATATGGTGGGGGTAATACAACGATGAACGCATATGTTAATGGTGTTCTAGTTCAACAATCTGTTTTTACAACAGGTAGTACAAATACTAATACAGCCTTTATTGTCCCAGCAGGTAACACCTATCAAGTAAATCTTGGTAGCGGCGGCGTTCCAATTCGTTGGACTGAATTACGTTAATCAGATGTGGACCCCTTCACTCTCCTCATGGCAGCCCAAACTGCCGTTGGCTTTATCAAGCAGGGGTGCGCTCTCCTGCATGAAGGCCGCATGGAACTTGAGGGCGCAAAGAAGACGGCAGAGCAGGTCATTGGAGATGTCAAGGCAATCAAAGGAATTTTTGATTGGTTCATTGGTCTATTTGTTAGTAAACCAACCGCCGAAGCGCCCAAGCCTGTGGCGCAAAAGAAAGCCGCAGCCAAGCAACAGTCCTACGA